GAATCTTTTCGATATGTGAATCTAATTTTTTTAGTAAAACATCTTTTTTCATTTACAGCTATTTAGGCTGTAGTGATTCAAAATGTTAATAATATCAGTCTTCAAATAGTTAAAATGGTAAGGTACTATCTTATCATCCTTTAAATATAATGACACAAGCTTTCTACACCGCTTTCCGCTTAGGAGCTCATGCATATAAGCATAGAGAGACAATTGTAAGGCGTACACAGTGAATTGACTATACATCATGTGAGACACAGGGTCTAAAAGAAATTCATTATACTTATTTTCAAACTTAAACGCTTTGTTAGTCTTAAAGTCTGCCACAGTGAATGTATCACCATGATCAAAGATAAGGTCAGATGTGCCTGCAATCTTAAATTCGTGATTATGAAGCATATGCTCTGTCTGTACAGTTTTGTACTTGCTAATGACTTCAGCACATACATTATCATACGATTTGTAGAGCCAATTATATAGTGAATCAGTTACTCCTTCACCAATATAATCTTCAAGCAGCTTGTGAATTTTTGTACCTCTTTCGTTCGCAGTATCGTTTTGCTGCTTCCAAACATTGAGTATAAATTCTTTTGACACACCTTCACGTTTTGCTACTCTTTCTGCATGGTAGTCGGAATCAAATGGTTTTACATATTTTCCTAGCAATGTTGTACACGAAATATACTTCTCGTCAGTAATAACATTGGTATAGGTGTGAGTGTCTTTATCGAATTTAACCATTTTAATAATTATATACTAATTATATAAGAGTTCCATAAATATTATTATGCCAAAGATTTCACAACTACCCTCCGCGCAACCACTTTCAGGAAGTGAGACACTCGTTTTTGTTCAGGGAGGTGTTACTGTAAGAGGTTTAGCAAGTTCAATTTCCTTATATATTTCAAGTACTGCACTAAGCTCTTATGCTCTCAATAGCTCTCTAAGCTCTTATGCTCTCAGTAGCTCTTTAAGCGGTTATGCTCGACTTAGCGCAGCAAATACATTTACTCAGACTCAGACATTCGCATCAAGTGCAATTAACATAGGTAGCATACCTATAAGTGCGACTCGTTCAGATAGTTTCTTTGTAGGCCGAAGTGCTGGTAATAACGCTACAAGTTCTACGTGTGCTAATTTCATAGGTCTTAATGCAGGTAACGGTGCAACGTCAGCTCAGAATTCTAACTTTATAGGTAATAATGCTGGTAGAAGTGCAACATCATCAAGTACTTCTAATTTTATAGGTAACGCGGCTGGCTGCGGAGCGGGTTCTGCGAGTTCTTCTAATTTTATAGGTAACGCGGCTGGTTACGGTGCAACATCATCTAGTTTTTCTAATTTTATCGGAGAAAGAGCAGGATGTAATTCTACATCAGCAAGTAATTCTAATTTTATAGGATGTAATGCAGGTAATGGTGTTACAGCAACAACTGATTCTAACTTTATAGGTAATAATGCTGGTGTAGGAATGATTACGGCGTGTCATAATAACGTCTTCGGTACATGCGCTGGTAGAAACGCTAGTACTGTCTGTGACTCTAATTTTATAGGTAGGTGCGCAGGTTGCGGATCAACGACTAACAATGATGTAACATTTATAGGTTACAGTGCAGGTAAAGCATCAAATAATACAAATAACAATATATTTATCGGTAGATATACAGGTAGAGGTGCTAGTACTAGCTGTCATGCTAATTTTATAGGTAACAGTGCGGGAATTTGTGCAACTAATAGCTGTCATGTTACATTTATAGGTTACGCTGCAGGTCTTAATGCAACGTATGTTAAAAATTCGGTTTTTATTGGCTGTAATGCTGGTCAGAGCGTATCTAATGTTTGTGATTCAATTGCTATTGGAGCTGGTGCTATTGTCACAGGATCGGGTCAGCTAGTTCTTGGATCAAGTAATAATCCACTAAGTCTTGGAGGTACAGTAAATTTCACAGGTTATTCAACTGATAGTTTATGCGTCAACATTAATGGTAGCTGGTTCCGTATCCCGTTAGTTAGTTAATTAACCGTGAAAATCATAATGAAAACCTGTAAGATTGTCGTAAAGCGGTCCTAAGATCTCTTTACTATCATCAATTTGCGGCTTAATTATAGGTCTAATAGTGTGTAGATCAGTAAAGCCATGTTCAATATCTTTTTCGAATGTATATTGTACAACATTGTTAAAATCGTGGTTAAAATAAGGTTTATCTAAAAACTCATAAACACCTCTCATAGCGATTTCTGGCGATGTAGTAAGTTTTTCGTAATCAATAAAATGAAACTTACTTTTATGACCACGTAGGAAAGCATCTTGTATGGTATTGAATGTTGAACCAACTACACCATTCGTCCAAGCGTTTATACGAGTTGACATAATACCCATCTCTTGAGTACGTTGCATAGGAGAACTTATGTTTTTTAATTCTTTTCTGTACAATTTTTCAAAAGACGCAATTATACACGGTAAGCTTCTTATTGTTGTTAGAATCTTAATAGGCTTCTCAGTAGATAGTTCTATGAGCTCTATTAGAGGACACCAACCTCGTGACTTATTGAACACTACAGGTCTATCTGTATCACTGTGATAAGACTGTATTAAATCCTTAATAACTCTTAACTGTTTTTCAGGGGGTTCAGAAGCTTTTATAGTCGGATTCTGATGCCACATATGATTTATGTTTGACACAATATCAGATAATCCGCTTGTAGGTGTTGTATGAAAACCTGGGTTTTGAGCTAGAATATTGCATAAGAGCGTTGACCCTGAGCGAGGCATTCCGTTAATAAAGAAAACTTCTTTGTCCATGTAGTTATTTACACATTGAAACCAGTAAAGCAATGATGGTCTATTTTATAGTTGATAAGTAATATTTTAAATATAAAATACCGGCATGAGTCTTGCAGATAACATCTTTGACATGATTTACTATATAAATCTAGAGAAAGACGAAGATAGGAATAACAACATGTTAAAATATTTTGCATTGTTTGGCATTAAAAATTATAAACGTACAGAGGGCTCAGTTGTAGATGTAGATCTAAGTTCGATACCTGATAGCGTATATAGAAATTTTAATCGCAAGGATGAAAATTATATAAAGAACGCATTAGGGTGTAGGTTATCACATCTCAAATGTATTGCAGATGCAAAGCAGAATAATTACAAGCGTATTCTTATTTTCGAAGATGATGTTCAGTTTTCAAAAAACCTTGATGATCTGCTATTAGGCAACTACAACCATCTTCACGATTTTGATATGCTCTACTTAGGTGGTCTTGAAGAGCAGTTATTCAGAAATCAGATAGTTACAACTCACGCGTACGCTCTTTCCGAAAATATATATGAAGATATTGTTAATATGGCTATTCCATCAGGAATGGAGATTGATAACTTTTATGCTAAGATCATTCAACACATGTCTGTAAATAATAGAGTGGGTGGAAAATATCTTGTTAAAAAAACAGAGCCATTCAACACTGTATATCAAGACAGGCAGAACTTTAAATCAAATTTCGATCAATGAGAACAATCTTTCATATAACAGGAGGACTAGGTAAGCATGTAGCTGCTACTAGTGTTATCAATTCATATAAGCATGAAAATAAAGACGATGATATTATTGTATGTAGCGCGTATCCTGGAGTATTTGAACGCAATGAAGGTGTAAGTGAGAGTAGAGACCTCAACAGTCTCGAGTATTTCTATAGAGATTATATCTCAGGCAGGACAGATACAAAAATCTTCGCTCAGGATCCGTACAGACAGCAAGATCATATTTTTAAGAGATTGCACCTTATTAAAACCTGGTGCAATCTTGTTGGTACAAAGCAATACAAGAGTTCATCACTTAATTTTAATTTTAGAGAGGTAGAAATTGCAGGTAAACGATTTTTAGGTAATCAGAAACCACTTTGCGTCTTTCAGCCATTCGGAGGTAGCGTTCATACGCTACCGTATAACTGGGCTAGAGATATTCACCCTAATATTGCTCAGTCAATAGTGAATATGTTAGTACAGAAAGGTTATCATGTATTACATGTGTGTAATCAGTATCACCCTGTACTCGAGAACTGCGAGAGATTAGATGAACGTTGCACAGTAGGTACTTTAGCAGCTATCATACACTTATCAACCGAACGTATTCTTATCGATTCTTCTTTACAGCATATTGCTGCTGCAATTGGTAAGCCATCGAAAGTAATATGGAATGTTACATCTCCTACATTATTCGGTTACGATATGCATGCAAATATTCTTCCTAAAGCTGATTACTCTAAAGGTCATAGAAAATCATATTTGTATGATTTCGAAATCGGTGGTATTCCTGCTGAGTGTCCATTCGACAAATATACTCAAATGTTTGATGAAGAAGCAATTTACTATGCAGTTCTCTCAGACCCTCTCGATTCAAGTAATATATACAACAAAGCATAAATATCATATATGTCAATCTTAACTGATAACAAAATTCCTGCCGCGCCGACTGTAACACCTGAAATGAGACAACAGAGACTCAAAGCTGTTGCTAATATAATTGTGAATACGACATGTGAAACATTTAATGATTTAGTTAGTGTACAGCGTAGAGGCATTGATCTTGTATGGGCGGATGATAGCTTTACTCCTCAGGAAATCCTAAACGAGCTTGGAGATAGAGCACCAGCTATCTTTGCAATGCACAGAGAACTATCAGAGTTTATTACAGATGTTGCTGCTGCTAATAATGTTAAAGTTGATCTTAAGCAACCTACTCATAACTTTACTCTATCAGGCAACAGTATTATTGTAGGAGATAAGCTTTAATAGTATTCACCATAGATATCGGTATTATTTACCGACATGTCAAACACCTCGTTTCTCGAGGTGTTATCTATATCGCCTGGGTACGACTTCGCAGAAGAGGCTGACACGCCAGGTATAGTTGATGATATAATACCAGAGAAAGCATTGTCGAATATTTGTTGATTTTGTTTCTCTGTTGGTGCTCCAGGCTCGAATGAATGCATATATCTCTTAGCTCTTAAACGGTAAACATAGTGACCAAGAACAGGGTTAAGAGTAGCTATATCTTGATCAGTTCTCTCTGTTACTTCATAAATCTTAGAGCCTCTACCATTTGGTCTATCACAGCCAAGAGGCCACACTTCGATTAGATCGCCAGATTTTGGCTCTACTGATTGACCAGTGCTATTATAAAGTTGTAGTGCTGAATATCTTGATGTACTGAAATCATAACCACCTACTTCAGGAGCTGTCGTATCAATGTTAGCAGGAAAATTAAATCCAGGAGTTGATGATTGAGCTTGTACATATGTAAGATACTCGTTATAACTCGAAAGTGCTCCTGTTTGTGTTCTGATGTAGAAGTCTCTATCAGCTATTTGATTCTCAAATGTTTCAATATGAACATATCCGGTGAATTCATCATCCGGTGTGAAGCCAAACTTAGATAACTTAATAGCACCATCAGTTAGCTCGAGGTACATCATCAATGAAACAGGTCCATAGAAAACTGATGTTGGATCTGAGCCATAAAATGTATCAGCTGCAGATAAATTGAACGAATGAATGTAATAATTTACTGGTGTACCTAAATTGTTAATTAGGTCTCTAAAAGCCATATCAAATACTAACTGCTCACCCATGAGATTCGCAGGGTTAAGCAACTGCCCACAATTAAGGTTAGCTGCACCAGCAAATACACTATCAATAGTGCAATCAGTTCTTGATGGATTACATCCCATATTACTTATTTAGTGTAGACACTTTGCCATACTGTACACCATCATCACCTGTATACATTTGAACGGTGGATGAAGAGTTACCAAGGTGTTTTGTTTTACCTGGAGCGAAATCGATCTTATATGATTGTAGTAACTTAATGAGCTGCGGGCCAGATACAACACCATTAGGTATAGTGTGCTTTGGTATATATTCTTTTCTTACTGTGCCTGGATTCTTTCTCATATGCACTCTATCAAACGACTTACCATTTGGTCCAGACTTTAACGACACTAAACGACTTTGTAGTGCGTTTTCTTTCTTTGCATATTCTGTTAAAAAGTACTCCTTGAAGGTAGTCATACTGTTATTTATACAAAAACGGGCTTAGTCTTTCAACTAAGCCCGCTCTCAATTCCTTGTCTTAATTAAGAATTATTGTTCAAACAAAGATGTGCCAGTTTTAAGCTTGCCAACTTTGTTATTTTTGCCCATATCTGGTTGCTTAGCATTAACAAGAGCATGACCATGATCGCCATCGTCACCTACTTTGTTTGTGTATGCTGAGCTAGCACCGCCTGATTTAACTTTGAGGTTACCAACTTTGTTGTTCTTACCCATGTCAACTTGTTTAGCATTGACAAGAGTGTGACCGAGTTCTTCTTCGTCTTCATCGCCGAAGTCATCGCCACCGAAGTCGTCATCTGCATTTTCGTCGCCCATGTCGAAGTCACCCTCGTCACCAAGGTCTTCTTCGCCACCTTCAAGAACGCTCATAAGAACTTCGTGAAGTTTTTGTGCTGTAGCGCGATCAAGAGTGAATGTAACTTCATCACCTTCGCCGCCTAGGTCATCTTCAAGACCTTCGTCTTCAATGCCAAGAGCGTCAAGTTCTTGTTCTTGATCCATTTCACCACCCATATCAGGAGCAGGTGCACCTGGGGTCATAACATTTTCGTAGAGTCTATCAAACAAAGATTTTTTTCTCATAAATTTATTTATACTTCTTCTCGCTATTTTTTGTGATTCTGTTGTCAATTTCTTCGACTTAGCTTCTTTTTCTGTCTCTTCAGATGTTTCATCTTGTGACAAATTGTTGATATCATAAAGGTTATCATCTTTGATCTTCTTGTTCTTCTTATCAATGAGATCCTTAACATATCCTTCTGTAGAATCTGGACCACCTTTAATAAGAGGAGCTTCACCGATTTCTCCAGGTTTCACTTTGCCCTGATGCTTTTGCTCAGTTACAATTTTGTGTTTAATATTGTTGAGCTGGTTACTATATATTTCACCAAGTTTAAAAAAGTCTCTTTTTGACATAAGTATATTTATACTATATGGCCAAAAAGTCAGATAAAACAGAATACTATCTAGGAAATCCTAACCTACCAGCAGCTAACACGGTACTTGAGTACGAACCATGGATGATAAAAGAGCTCAGAAAAGCTAGAGAAAACATTCTCTACTTTGCTGAAAACTTCTTCTTTATTATTAATCTAGATAGGGGTCGTGAGAAGATTAAATTGCATTCGTGTCAGAAGAGAGCTATACGCAAGATGAGAGACAATAGATTCTTCATCTTGTTAGCATCAAGACAGATTGGTAAATCAACGATGATGACAATCTATGTTTTATGGCAAGCATGCTTTAATGACGACCAGCGTATTCTACTTGTAGCTAACAAAGAGGCTACTGCGATAGAAATCTTTCAACGTGTACGATTAGCGTTTGAAGAATTACCAGTGTGGCTAAAGCCAGGTGTTAAAGAATATGGTAAGACATCGATGACACTAGATAATGGTAGTAGAATAGGTATATCAACTACAACAGGGTCAGCAGCGAGGGGTCAATCCGTGAACGTTGTTGTTATTGACGAGATGGGTCACATTGAGCCTCACTTGATGGATGAGTTCTGGAAATCTGTTTTTCCTATTATTTCATCATCGAAAAAATCTAAGATATTCGTGTGCTCTACGGCTAATGGTACAGATAACTTGTTTTATAAATTGTATGATGGTGCTGAGAAGGAAGAAAATGGATGGGCTCATGATAAGATTCTATGGCATGAAGTACCAGGTCGAGATGAGAAGTGGGCAGAGACAACAAGAAAAACTCTTGGTTCATCAGAAGACTGGTTGCAGGAGTTTGAGTGTCAATTCCTATCTACTGGTGAATCATCTATCGACCAAGAGCTATTCCTTGATATGTCACAGAGATGTACGCCTGCGCCTATTATATTAGATGAAGGCAATTACAAACTCTGGGAAGAGCCGAATCCAGAAAAAGTATATGTTGCAGGTGTCGATATATCTGAAGGAGTCGGTCTTGATGCTAGTGTCATTCAGATATTTGACATAACAGATCTTAGAGATATTACACAA